GCTTTATCTGCAAAAGAAAAAGAAGCTGTTGCCGAACTCAAGTCTATGGATGACGTTATGGCTAGACCAACTCCCGATGCTCAGAAAGAGCTTCTGGACAGCATCAGAAAAGCATCTGTTCAAGAAATAGATGAAACTCTTGAAGATGAATTTGATGTGGCATGATTCTATTTACTGCCGACTGGCATCTAAAATTAGGTCAGAAAAATGTTCCTAAAAAGTGGGCATTAAATCGGTACGAATTATTTTTTGAAGCAATAAGAGAACAAGAAAAAACGTGTAAAATGCATATCATAGGGGGCGATCTATTTGATAGGTTGCCCAATATGGAAGAGTTAGAATTATACTTTTCTTTTATATCCAAGGTTCAGCGACCTACCTTTATTTTTGATGGTAATCATGAAGCTACACGTAAAAATAAAACGTTCTTCACCCAACTAAAAGGTGTTACTAAAGACATAAATCCAAAGGTTAATATCATTGATACATCCTATGAGCACTACTCCTTGGGTTTTAGTATCCTTCCATATGCGGATCTTCATAAAGATAATAGTATTGAAAAGTTAAATCCTAATTGGCCTTTATTTACTCATGTGAGGGGTGAGATACCCCCTCATGTGAAGCCTGAAGTTGATTTAAATAGATTCGATAAGTTTCCAGTTGTATTTGCAGGAGACTTACATGCCCATAGTAATACACAAAGAAACATTGTTTACCCTGGTAGCCCCTTGACTACCTCCTTTCATAGAACTGAAGTCTCAACGGGGTTTCTACTAATTGACGAGAATACTTGGGACTGGACGTGGGAAGAATTTCATCTCCCCCAGTTGATTAGAAAGACTGTAAAAAGTGCAGAAGAAATGATACCTACAGATTATCATCATACTATCTATGAGATAGAAGGAGATATTCAACAACTGGCATCAATTAAAAACACAGAGTTACTAGATAAAAAAGTAGTAAAACGAAACTCTGAGGCAGCTCTTTTAATGAGTAAAGAAATGACTTTAGAAGATGAGCTAGTTGAATACTTAAAATATATACTAGAGATAGACCCTAATAACGTAACCGAGATCATAGGAACATTTAATGATTACGCTCAAAAGGCTCAAATGGAATAATTGTTTTAGCTACGGTGAAAATAATGAACTTGATTTAGATAGTAGTAATGTTACACAAATAATTGGTAAGAATGGGATGGGCAAGTCTTCCATCCCATTAATCATTGAAGAAGTATTATACAATAAAAACTCTAAAGGAATTAAAAAAGCAGATATTCCTAATAGATATATCAATAACGGGTATGATATTTATCTAGCCTTTACTAAAGAAGATATTTTATACGAAATAGTTGTAAATAGAAAAGCAAGTATAAAAGTAAAACTGTTAAAAGACGGAGAGGATATCTCCAGCCACACCGCTACAAATACCTACAAGACACTCCAAGAAGTTCTAGGTATAGATTTCAAAACATTCAGTCAATTAGTTTATCAGAATACTAATAGTAGTTTACAATTTTTAACTGCTACAGATACGAATAGGAAGAAGTTCCTAATCGATTTACTACACTTGGAGGAGTATGTAGTGTTGTTCGAGGTTTTTAAAGAAGCCTCCAGACACGCAAATTCTAAGATCACTGAGATAAATTCAATTGTAGCAACTATAGAAAAGTGGCTACATGACAATAAATTGGAGAGTACTACCATACTTCCAATGTTAAATTTAGAAATTGACACGGCTCAAGATGAAGAGGCATTAAGGTCTTTATTATTAGAATTAGAAAATATCTCGCAGAAAAACAAAAAAATAAAAAACAATAATAGCTATAAAGACTTATTTAAACAGATAAATATTAATAAAGCGCATATGATAAAAGCCAATAAGATGCTGTCATATGATGATTTACAAACTGAAGAAGGTAGTATAAAATCTTCTATAGCTAATTCTAATAAATTATTAGAAAAATTATTAAAGCTAGGAGATAAGTGTCCTACTTGTGAGCAACCAGTAGATAAAAGATTTAAAAAAGAATTAATACAAGCCGAATTAGATAATATAGAGGAAGCAACACATGGGTACAGCGACATATCCAGAGAGATCGAAAAAATTAAAGCTAACAATACTGAGTACCAAACTAAAATCAATATTCAAAAAGATTGGGAAGATTTGTATAGTCGTATTGACCATGCTTTATCAAGTGAGCAAGTGGACGGTGATGAGCTTAATGGCCGCATCGCAAGAGTTCGTGAGAGAATTCATACAGCAAGAGAAAAGCTGGGAGAAATCGCGAAAGAAAATGAAAAGCGCACGAAAAATAACACGCGTATCCAAATCATACAAGAACAAACAGAAGCCTTCAAAAGCCAGCTCAAAGAAGCCGAAGGTAAAGTTGAAAGGCACAATAAAGTCTTCATAAATTTAGAGATACTTAAAAAAGCATTTAGTACAAACGGTTTACTAGCATATAAAATAGAGAATTTAGTTAAAGAATTAGAAGAATTAGTCAATACTTATTTAGCTGAATTTTCTGATGGTAGATTTACGCTTGAATTTGTAGTTCTAAATGACAAACTAAATGTACAAATAACAGATAATGCAAAGATAGTAGATATTCTAGCATTATCATCAGGAGAATTAGCTAGAGTAAATACTGCGACATTAATAGCCATTCGCAAATTAATGAGTAGTATTTCTAAATCAAGAATTAATGTATTATTTCTAGATGAAGTAGTGAGTGTACTAGATGACCCAGGTAGAGAAAAGTTAGTAGAAGTACTAACTCAAGAAGAGAATCTAAATACTTATGTGGTCAGTCATGGCTGGACACACCCGCTGCTAGAAAAGATAGAAGTAGTAAAAGAAGAAAATATAAGTAGATTAGATTAATGGTAGATTCAAGAGCAAAAGGCGCAAGAGGGGAGTATCTAGTAAGAGATATGCTTCGAGAATATACGGGATTAAAATTTGAAAGAGTCCCTTCTTCCGGAGCATTAGAATATTTAAAAGGAGATCTATATGTTCCTCATGAGAAAAATCATTACTGTATAGAAGTAAAAAATTATTCAGAATCTCCTTTAAATGATAGAATGTTTACTGCCGAGAAAACTAATAATCTTATTCGGTGGTGGAAAAAATTACTAATGCAAGCTGAAAATAGGGATCAAAAGCCTTTACTATTCTTCAAATATAATAGATCTAAAGTATTTGTAGCAACTGAACATAAGCCCAAGTTTTGTAAGTATATGTTTATTTCCTGGTTAAATTGTTATGTACTACTGGCAGAAGATTGGTTAAAACTAGAACAAATAGAGTTGATAGAAAATGGCGTTTAATTTTTCAAAAGTACTTGAGAAAGACTTAGGTTCAGTACTAATAGTAGATTCATTGAATTTAGCTTTTAGATGGAAACATCAAGGAAAGACTGATTTCTGTGAAGAATATATAAGAACTATACAATCTCTTGCTAATTCTTATAAATGTAGTAATATAATTATTACTTCAGACCTAGGTACATCTACCTATAGAAGAGCAATTAGTCCTGACTATAAGCAAAATCGAAAAGATAAATATGCAGAACAAACAGAAGAAGAGAAGAAAGCATTTGAAGATTTCTTTATAGAATATGAAAAAACTTTAGTACAGTTATCTAGAGACTATCCAGTATTTAGATTTAAAGGAGTAGAAGCAGATGATATTGCAGCCTACTTAGTAAAGTATAGAGATAAGTTTAATTTTGAAGAAATTTGGCTAATCTCTAGTGATAGAGATTGGGACTTATTAATACAAGAAGGCGTCTCTAGGTTCTCTTATGTTACAAGAAAAGAAGTAACAGTGGATAATTGGAGCGAACACTACGAAGTAGACAGAGATGACTATATATCCTACAAGTGTTTAGTGGGAGATAAAGGAGACAACGTAGCAGGGATTACAGGAATAGGACCAAAGAGAGCCGCGGGTCTTATAAAGAACCTGGGAAGTGCGTATGATATTTACGATAGACTACCTATAGATAGCAAGTATAAACACATTGAAGAATTAAATGCTAATGGTGAAGTATTACTTACAAATTATGAATTAATGGATTTATTAACATATTGTGATGATGCAATAGGGACTGATAACACAGTACAGATAGATCGGAGACTTATACATGAACATTAACTATAATAGAGATAAATATTTATCAGAGTTTAGTATAAAAACTCTAAATGATAGATATTTATTAAAAGATGAAGTCTCCCCTCAACAAGCTTTTGCTCGTGCTGCTGAAGCTTTTTCAGACGATGAAGAACACGCACAAAGATTATATGATTATGCCAGTAAGTTATGGTTTATGTTTTCTACCCCCATTCTAAGTAATGGAGGCACTAGTAGAGGCATGCCTATAAGTTGTTTTCTGAATCATGTAGAAGATAGTAGAGGTGGGATAACTTCTCACTATACTGAAAATGCTTTCTTATCTTCAGTAGGCGGAGGTATTGGAGGAGATTGGAGTAGTATTAGAGGAGTAGGATCTTCAACTAGTAACGGCTCTGAAAGTACAGGAGTCATTCCCTTTTTAAAAGTAGTAGATGGAGAGATGCTAGCGTTCTCCCAAGGAATAACCAGGAGAGGAAGTTATGCAGCATATTTGGACATATCTCACCCAGAAATTGAGGAGTTTCTTGATATTCGTAAGCCAACTGGAGGTGATATTAATAGAAAATCTACTAATTTGCATCACGCTGTTGTTATTACTGATGACTTCATGTGGCTGATTGAGAAAGCAACAAGAGAAGACAATTTTAATGATGCATGGGAGTTGATAGACCCCCATACTAAAAAGGTAGTAAAAACCGTACCCGCAAAAACACTATGGGTAAAACTTATACAGAATCGTGTTGAAACTGGTGAACCTTATATAATGTTTAAAGACACAGTTGATGCGGCTCTTCCAAAATATCAACAAGATTTAGGACTAGAAGTCCATCATTCTAACTTATGTTCAGAAATTACACTACCCACAGACGAGAATCGAACGGCTGTTTGCTGTCTATCAAGTGTAAATCTGGAGGAATACGATGAGTGGAAAAATGATGACTTATTTATCCCAGATCTCATCAGAATGTTAGATAATGTACTTGACCACTTCATTCATAACGCTCCACCAGAACTGCATCGAGCAGTCTACAGTGCCAGGCAAGAAAGAAGCCTTGGGTTGGGAGCGATGGGATTTCATGCATATCTACAAAGACACAGTATCCCGTTTGAATCAGTTATCGCAAAAATTAGAAACAAACAAATGTTTCATGAAATAAAGGAGAAGGCAAATGAAGCAACAAAATTTTTGGCAAAAGAGCGTGGTGAATGTCCTGACGCTGTTGGTCATGGCGTTCGCAATTCCCATCTATTGGCTATTGCTCCTAACGCTAGCAGTAGCATTATTTGTGGTAACACTAGCCCAAGCATTGAACCCTATCGCGCTAACGCATTTGTACAAAAAACTAAAACAGGAAGTAGCCTCCTTAAAAACGAATACTTAGAACATTGTTTGGATGAAATAGGTATGAATAATGAGGACATTTGGCAGAGTATTATTACTCACGACGGTTCAGTACAACATTTAGAGTTTTTAGATGATGAAACCAAAGACATTTTCAAGACTGGACCAGAACTAGACCAGAGATGGCTAGTAGAATTTGCTGCTGATAGGCAGGAATATATTTGTCAGAGTCAGTCTCTTAATCTATTCTTTCCAGCAGATGTTTCAAAACAAGAACTTCATGCCGTACATATGATGGCATGGAAAAAAGGAGTAAAAACTCTATACTATTTAAGAAGTGAAGCTATAAAGCGGGCAGATAGAGTATCAGATGAAGCTCTTAGACAGTATATGTTCGATTCAATTTCAGATGATTCATGCTTAGCGTGCGAAGGTTAATATGGGACTATTAGACGAACGAAGTTATTATAAACCTTTCAACTATCCTTGGGCATTTGAAAATTATAAACTACAACAACAGATGCATTGGTTGCCAAGTGAAGTAAACTTGGCAGATGATTTACGAGATTATAAAGAAAAATTAACAGTAGAAAACCGAAGATTAATTACTCAAATTTTTAGATTCTTTACACAAGCAGACGTGGATGTTTGTGCAGGCTATGCTCAGCATTATCTTCCAACATTTAAACAACCCGAAGTAAGAATGATGCTAGCTTCTTTCGCATCTATGGAAGCCGTACACCAGGAAGCCTACTCTTTACTACTAGAAACCCTAGGATTTGCAGATGAAGAGTATCAGATGTTTTTGGAATATGAAGCGATGCTAAATAAGCATCAGTATTTAAGTGATTTTGGAACCAGTACCCCTACAGAACTAGCCAAGACTATGGCTATCTATTCTGCCTTTACAGAAGGGGTACAATTATTCAGTAGTTTTGCAATTCTTTTAAATTTTCCTCGACACAATTTGATGAAGGGAATGGGACAGATTGTTACTTGGTCTGTCCGAGATGAAAGTTTGCATGTTGAAGGAATGACACAGTTATTTCGTACGTTTATTAAGGAAAATAAGTACATATGGAAGGACGATTTAAAGTATGAAATCTATTGTGCCGCAGAAAGAACTGTAGAGTTGGAAGACTCTTTTATTGACTTATGTTTTAAAGACGCAGAAGTACCCGATCTCACGCCTGAAGAAATAAAAGAATATATCCGATACATTGCTGATAGGCGCTTGCTAGGATTAGGCATGAAAAAAATATTTGGAAGCACCTCTAACCCCCTGACATGGCTTGATTATATGTTAAATGGAGTAGAGCACACTAACTTTTTTGAAAATCGAGCCACTGAATACTCCAAAGCTAGCACAACAGGAAATTGGAAAGACATTTTTAAATAGGAGTTATTATGAACAAGATGAAAATACTTTTAGTATTTCTCATTATGCAATGTTCTGTAGCCGCTTTGGCACAGGACACTATTAAAGTTGGAGTATTGCACTCACTGTCTGGTACTATGGCTATTAGTGAAACCACACTGAAAGACACAGTATTAATGATGATTGATGAGCAAAACAAAGCGGGTGGCCTACTAGGAAAACAACTGGAAGCAGTAGTTGTTGACCCAGCCTCTGACTGGCCTCTGTTCGCAGAAAAAACCCGTGAGTTAATTAGTCAAGAAGGAGTAGATGTAATTTTTGGCTGTTGGACTTCAGTTTCCAGGAAGTCTGTATTACCAGTAATTGAAGAGTTAAACGGTCTTTTATTCTATCCAGTTCAGTATGAAGGTGAAGAGTCATCCAAAAATGTATTCTATACTGGCGCAGCTCCTAATCAACAAGCAATTCCTGCGGTTGATTATTTGATGAATGAAATTGGTACCGAGCGATGGGTACTAGCCGGAACTGATTACGTTTATCCACGAACCACTAACCGTATTCTAGAAGCATATTTAAAATCAAAAGGTGTAGCTGATGAAGATATTGTAATTAACTATACCCCATTCTCTCACTCAGATTGGCAAAACATTGTTTCGGAGATTAAGGAATTTGGTTCTACGGGTAAGAAGACAGCGGTTGTTTCCACTATTAACGGAGATGCCAATGTACCGTTTTATATAGAGTTAGGAAATCAAGAAGTTTCTGCTGAAGATATTCCAGTAATTGCTTTCTCAGTAGGAGAAGAGGAGTTATCAGGAATTGATACTGCTCCATTAGTAGGACATTTAGCTGCTTGGAATTATTTTCAAAGTGTCTATAGTGAAGCAAATGAGGACTTTATAGAGTCTTGGCATTCATTTGTTGGTAGCGAAGAGCGAGTTACTAATGACCCCATGGAAGCCACTTATATTGGTTTTAAAATGTGGGCAACTGCAGTACAGCTTGCAGGAACTACTGACGTAGACGCAGTTGAACAAGCCATAATTGGAATAGAAGTACCAAATCTAACTGGCGGAAAAGCTGTAATGAACAAAAACCATCATATCTCTAAGCCTGTTTTAATTGGCGAGATTCAAGATGACGGACAATTTGATGTAGTCTGGGAAACAGAAGGTGTTGTTGCGGGAGACGCATGGTCTGACCATCTCGAAGGCAGCCGTGATTTAATTGCGGACTGGACTGCCCCCACCAAATGCGGTAACTATAATATCGTAACTAATAACTGTTTGAGCGAGTAACGAGAAGGGTGTCAGAATCATCTGGCACCCTATCTTAAAAGTGAATATGTATGAAGTATAGTTTTGAAGACCCTAGTAAATATAACTGTAAAGGCTATCCCCTTTACAACTTTGGTTATATGAGGGCAACTTTACCAAAGGCTTTGGTTAATTCATTAAAAAAATACTGTAAGCAATTTGATTCTGCGAAACCGAAGGCTGAAAAACATATCACTGGGTTGACTAAAAAATACGCTAATAC